TCCCAATGAATATCGTACCAATCTGCCATGATTTCAGTTGCCGCATAGACTAGTTGAGCAGGTAGTGAACCGTCAAAATTAGAATAATCTCCAGCTATAACATGTTGTCCCTTTGATGACAATTTTTGTGCTATCGCGCTCCATTCACATGAAAACGGATTTACACCTACACAAATCGTATTTCTAATACGCATTCGTGATAGGTGAGCAACAAAAGGGGCACATACTTTCCGCAGAGCTATTGCATAATGCATAGGCGCTGCCGAAAATAAACGTGTTTTACCAGCGTTTGCTTTAGCCACAGGTATCTTCTGGTCTTTCAAAGTATCAGTCCAAACAACTTCAGGTCTAACTCCATTAAGTACAGATAATTCCAAATCTTCAACTTCTTGTCGTAATGCCATCGCGTGTGGTCCAGTAAGGTCGTATTCCATACTGTCTCCAAACCACAGCGTTTTTCCTTTTTTCCCATTTCTTCTTGTAGAGAAAGGGAATCCAGGTGCTGTATTACGATCTAACGAGTTGATGAATGGGTCACCATCTATACCTAATATTGCTTGATCAAAAGTTAAAGGATACTTATAATATTCAGGTTCGTATTCGTGTGATTGATAATAAATAGGTTTTAAACCATCTCTAATATCATCCACTATTTTTTGGTTGATAACTGGACGCGGCTTTCCATATTTTTTCCGTTGCAATACACGCGGATCCACTGTGACACCTCTAAATTTAAAGGGTCCAAGCGGTCCTGGTTTGTTTGGGGATTCTATAAGTTCACCATGAATCGGAGACCGTTTAATAGCGGTTTGCATAGTTGTGCCTATAGAAACTCCTGGCAAATATTTGTGTAATACAAATGCACCACTTTCCTCTAAAACATCCATTTCGACGGTTAATTCAGAAGATGGGTACGCGTATTGAGCTATGCTCGGCATTTTCTTCAATGATTCTTCTATCATTTGCTTGGTTATCGCGGAAGAATTGCCTTTACATAACCCTTCTACGCCGGATACATGTATTCCGACTATCTTTCCCTGTATACACGTGTTGGCAACACAAAGAGCTGCACCACAATCACCAGCGCGGGTCGGCGCAGTGTATGTGTAGAAATCTCTATTGCGTACCACTTCCATACATCCGGGGACAGACATAACATCCACTTCATCACGTTCTGACACACCTATAGCACTAATACAAACTCTAGACTTCTCTGTTTCAGAGTTAGCAAAATAGTACTTAGCAAGTATGCCAGGACATGACGGAACTAGGGGGTAATTTTGAATATCCACAAAGTGATTAACTATATTTTTGAAACTATTAACCGTGACTGGGAATGCTACAAGCATGGCATCTTTTCCTTGGATGCGCACGAATGTATCAAACACAGAAACGGGTATTTTTGAACCAATTAGTTGACGTGAATATAAATTCACGGTTGAATAATTTCGTTCTTCTATAGCAACTTTATAATGATAGGGCATTAGGGCAACTTGGCCGCACACAAAAATTATGTGTCCAATGTTGGCTTCTTTGCCGTCATTCTTGTTGGCTGTCATATATACTGTATTGGGATATACAACATGGTTAACTATAGTTTCAACGGACTTATCCATCTCTGGCATGGCTCGTTGTTCGTCGATCATAATATTATTAGTCACTTTGTCGATATGGGTGCTCTCTTTCGCGGAGCTCACGCTACGGGTATTATCTGTAGTAGTGTCAATTTGGTATTTAACGCGAGGCAACACTTTACGCAATCTCATGTTGGTATCGTCATCATGAGATTGGTAACGTATCGCTACTTTACGTATTGTTTGCGGTTTAACGTCACCTTCGTATTCCTGAGATTGAAGAGTATTCAGCAGTTGTTCGTAATCTGCTG